AAAGATGTTAGCTTTGATGAAGGCAACCAAAAATATAATGTAGTTAACTACATTATACAAGAATAATGATGAAAAATGAAAACTATAAATAAAAGAGAATAATGATGCCGACATATATTTTCTATGATGAAATTAAAAATATTAGTTGGGAAGAAATGATGTCTATTCAAGAAAAAGAAGTTTTTCTTTCAAAAAATAAATATATTCGTCAAATTCCTGGCATATTTCAAGTAGTAGCGTCTGTCATGGGCCAAAAATCCATGAAAAGCGATGATGGCTTCAAAGAAGTTATGTCTAAAATAGCCGAGAGTAATCAGACAAGCGAACTTGCTAAAACGTATGGTAGCAAATCCATTAAGGATATAAAGAAACGCACTGCTATAGAAAAATGGAGAAAAAGAAGAGCAGCAGACACTTCGAAGTAAAATAACATCAACATAAAAAACTAGAAAAGAAAGGTAAGTTTTTAATATTATGTTCATCTAAAATAAACCACAACATATGGGGTAATAAAGATAAAAAAATGAACATAAACTCAAAATTAATATTAGTTGATAAAGACTTTGATGATTATAGAACATTTACGAAGCAAGAAAAAAGACAAAGAAGAAAGGAAAGGCGAAGGACTAATCAATCTCAAAAAGACATTGAATTATTTTTGAATTTGAAATGCATAGAACCAAAAACTAAAAATCAGGCTAAAACATTTGTTGAATATAAAAAAGATAAACATTTACTTTTATACGGTATGGCTGGAACGGGTAAAACGTTTATATCATCTTATTTGGCCATAAATGAAATACTTAGAGGCGATACAAATAAACAAAAGCTTATAATAATTAGATCCATAGTACCAACAAGAGATATTGGATTTCTTCCTGGCAATCAAAAGGAAAAACAAAGAGCATATGAGCTTCCGTATTACAATATTTTCAATGAGCTTTTTGAGCGTAATAATAATAATGTATATGATTATCTCAAAAATAAAGGTGTTATTGATTTTTTATCAACCTCTTTTATTCGTGGCATTACTCTTAATAATTGTATTCTTATTGTTGATGAGTGTCAAAATATGACATTTCACGAATTAGATTCAGTAATAACAAGAGTTGGTGATAATTGTAAAATTATTTTATGCGGAGATTTTAGACAGAGTGATTTGATTAAGGACAAGGATAGAGAGGGACTACTTAACTTTATGAAAGTGTTACAGAACTTAAAATACTTTAAATTTGTATCATTTGATGAAGATGATATCGTGCGGTCTGAATTAGTGAAGGATTATATCATTGCTAAACTTGAACAAGGCATTTACATTTGAAAATCGTTTTCCCACTAAGAAATTAGAATCTATTACTCGGGAAGATGGCCGTTGGTATAAGGTGCCGAATATAAATGATTCGACAGAAATTTGGTATGAATCAGTTACAACGGCCATTGGAAAGGCTTCGGATAGAAGCCATCTAGAAAAATGGAAAAAGCGTATTGGTGAAAAACAAGCCGCATACATAACTAAACGCGGCGCGACACGTGGCACTACTATTCATAACATGCTAGAACAGTATATGCTTGATCCAAACAATCCAAATATTACTCTTGGTAAAATGCCTGATATTGTAGGAATGTATCATCAATTTTGTGAAATTTTACAAAAAAGTGTACAAATTGTATATGCTACTGAGTGCACATTATATAGTCATCAATATCGACTAGCAGGCACATGTGACCTTGTCGCAAAAGTATTTGATAAATTAACACTTATAGATTATAAGACTTCTCGCAGTTTTAAAAAACGTGAAAACATTCATGATTATTTCTTGCAAATGGCCGCATATTCTTTTATGATAGAAGAGATGTTTGGCGTTAAAATAGAAACAAATATAATTTTAATGTGTATTGAAGATGCACATAAAACTCAAGTTTTTTTTAGTGATCCTTATAAATATATGATGGATCAGTTTTTCTTAAATAGAAGAAAGGATGCAACGGTGTCATGAAAAAGATATGTAATCAATATTCAATATCATCTGTTTTTTACATATTACTATTTTTGTTAATGACTACAGGATTAATTTTTGTATCACATACATATGCAAAAGCTTCATTAATAAGTAATCATGAAAATTCTTCAGTACATTTTTATGATAGAAAAATTGCTTGTGGCAATACTGAAGAAATTCTTTCTGATTTAACGAATGAAAAATTCATGAATTATGATATATTAGGTTCAATAAATCCACAAAAATTTCCAGAAAATTTACAAGAAACTCCACAAGTAATATTAATGATATTTAATAACGGTACAAATTTTGTCGTTTTAGAAATGATTAATAATGGTATTTCGTGCGTGCTAAGTTCTGGAGTATTACCAGATACTAAAATTCAAAAATTACCGCCAGAGACACCAGAGCCAAAACAATCAAATCCATCAAATCCGGTTGATCCGAAGGACGATTCGAAGACTCCGTCCGGAGCACCTAAATTTAACTTTTAAAAAAATAAAGATAATGACATGAGCAACATAACTAGTTTAGCTTGGTTTGTCCAAATTGCTTTAACAGTATTTGCTTCTGTTTTAATGCATAAATTTGGTTGGTTTGAAATGATGTATCATACTGATCAAACAAAAATATCAATAATTATCATTGTACTTTTTATCATATGTTCTGGCACAATTGGTTACTTGAGTTTTAAACCAAGAAATTATAAAATTATTGAAAAACTATCTAATTATGTATGGTTCGGTTCTGAAACAATGACAACTTTAGGAATGATTGGCACTGTTGCTGGCTTTTTAATTATGTTAGGCACAGCATTTTCTTCTTTGAATCTTGATAGTAAGACGAACATTCAAGAAGCTATACACTTTATGGCAATAGGTATGAGCACCGCGCTTGTAACCACTCTTGTTGGTCTTGTCTGTTCAACACTTACAAAAATACAAATGGTAATTTATGAACAACGGTCAAATAATTTAAAATAATATTATGACTAATCATCAAAATTTCAAAAATACAATCGGATTTGTTGATTTGTTATTTAATCTTCTTCTTGGATTTGTATTTTTATTTTTAATTGCATTTATCAGCATAAATCCATTGGCCGAAAAAGAAATATTTGATCCTAAGGCAGAATATCTTATTGTTATGAATTGGAACAAAGATAGTGAAAATGATATAGATTTATGGATAAAAGATGATAGAGGAGGTATTGTTAGTTTTCGTAATAAAGAATTTAATCTAGTCAATCTTGATCGTGATGATCGTGGAAAAAGAAATGATACATTAATAAAAGATGATAATAAACAAGAAGAGATTCTTATTAATCGAGAAGTTTTAAGTATTCGCTCAAAATCTCCTCGATCTTTTATAGTAACGGTGCAATTTTATTCTCTAGATATAATGGGTAGTCCTAATCCAATGAGTACACAGAACAAAAATACACCTGAAGAAATCACCGTAGAGTTTATACGAGTAAATCCATATGAAATTTTATCAACAAAGACTGTAACACTTGAAATGGCCAGACAAGAAAAGAATGTGTTTGCTTTTGATATTAAAGAAGACGGCTCTGTTGAATTTAGAGACAGTGATGAATTAATTGCTACTGATAATAAAGCTCCAGTAATAGAAATGTTTTAAATATGTTTATGGAATATAATTCTTTAACAATGTTATTGCTATGGTCGTTTGCAGGAATAGTTTGCTTTATGCCTTTACTCATTAAGTCTGTAATGTTAAAATATATAGTTATACCAATAATACTCATTATAATCTATGCGTCGTTCACGATTAATGATCAGTTCATAGGAAGACCACGATACGAAACACCACAATATCAATTTATCTTTAAATCATATTCAACTTCTACGATAAAAGATAAAAAATACATTACAATGTGGATTGTGGACAAAGATGGAGATTTGCTTGTTAGATTTCCATGGACAGAGGAAATTTTTAAGGCGCTGGAGAAAGCCAAAAAAAGGTCTGAAGAAGGCTTAACTCAGATTGGAAAATTTAATAAAAAGCAAAAACAAGAAAAATATAATGAAGAAGAGCCTGATACTTTAGAGTTTTACGATTTTCCTGTAGAAAAAATATATCCAAAGGAATAATTAATAGTCAGTAAGTACATTACTTAAATTTTTATATTTAGACTTACGATTATAAATCCTTTTACTATTTACAATACGAGGCTTGTAAGGACTGTTTTTAATAAACAAATCTTTGGCAGTTCTAACCTTTTTTTGTTTACGAATTTTCATGTAATGCATCGTTCAAATACAATTTAAATAATAATTATATTTCATTTTGACCGGCGGCCGCCACGCCCTGCACTCCATGAATTTCCCGATCGGGAAATAGCAGGGCACAATTGGCCCAAACGTCGGGGAAATTTCCCGATCGGGAAATTTCGTCTTTTTAAATTTGTAAATAAAAAAAACAAAATCAATAAATCGCTTATTATTTATTAAAAAATGTAATCAAAAATTGCAGTTTTTTCAAAAATTAACTAAGTGATTGATTTTATTGATAAAAATAAATTACTTAATAAAATCAATGACTTACGACTCGGGAATTGTTAAGTGATTGATTTTATTGATAAAAAAAATATAAAAAAATATAAAAAATAATGGTTGACTATTTTTTAAAATAAGAGTACCATCCATTTTGTAATTGTTAAATGGGTTAACGAAACTGAAGACAAAATGAACTATGATATGGTTAAAACAAGGAGTAAAATCTAAAGGAAATGCACTATACAAAGTTTGCCCTAGTTGGTGTGGCCGCGCTAAGTCTTGGACTAGCCGCATGCCAGCAGCAGGGTCCAAAACAGTCTCTTGGCACACTTGGTGGTGCTGCAATTGGCGCTTTGGGTGGTTCGCAAATTGGTGATGGTCGTGGCAAACTTGTTGCGGTTGCTGTAGGCACTCTTCTTGGTGCCGTCATCGGCAATGAAATCGGCTTGTCCTTAGATAAGGCCGATAAACTGTATGCCAATCAAACCGCCAATTATGCGTTAGAACAAAACCGGTCGGGGCAGCAATCGACATGGCAGAACCCGGATTCTGGTAACTATGGTACCATAACGCCAACTCGTACCATTTATAATAATGTTGGCCAGCCCTGCCGTGAGTACCAGCAGACTATCACGGTTGGTGGTAGGTCTCAATCAGGATACGGCACCGCGTGTCGCGACGCGAACGGCGACTGGCGTATCTCTAACTAGTAAAGGATAGATTATGAAGCTTGCTAACATATTCACTGTTGCCAGTGAAGCCTTTGTTTTTGTTCTAGGCATCGCCGCGCTCATCGTAGGCGGAGTGTTTCTTAGAGCAATTCTTGGCACTTAATCGTTAACAAATAGGAAGTTTTTATCATGGCACATAAAGTTGAAACAATGGCTTATGCTGGGGAAGTTCCTTGGCATGGTTTGGGTGTAAAGGTTTCTGAAAATCTTACACCAGATGAAATGCTTGTTAAAGCTGGGCTTAATTGGTCAGTAGATAAGACCAATCTTTTTTATTCGCATCCTCCTTCCCTCTCTCGCCTGGTCCCGGGTAAAAAGGGCTTAGTTCGTTCTTCTGACGGTGCTTATCTAGACACTGTTGGCGAAGACTGGAATCCCTTGCAAAATAGTGAAGCGTTTTCGTTTTTTAATGACTTCATTAAGCACGGTGATATGGAAATGCATACAGCCGGCTCTCTTGAAAATGGTCGCCGCGTTTGGGCTTTGGCAAAGGTCAAAGACGCCTTTGAACTTTTCAAGTCTGATCGTGTTGATCAATATCTTTTGTTTTCCAATCCTCACAAATATGGATTGCCTATAGATATTCGAATGACACCGGTCCGAGTGGTGTGTAATAACACCATGTCATTTGCCCTAAACACCGTTTCGGATGTTATGGTCCGTGTCCATCATCGTACCACATTTGATCCGAACATTGTCATGAACACTCTAGGCGTTGCTAAAACAATGCTTGATAAGTATAAGGAAGCTGCTGAATTGCTAGCGTCGCGGCGCTTCAATAAGAACAATGTGGTGGATTTTTTCAGCGCTGTGTTTCCTCAGACTTCTATTAATGCGAACAAGAATAAGAATAAGGAAACCAAGGACGATATTTCTCGGAATGCCACTCATGCGCTTGAAGTCATGAACACTCAACCAGGTGCTGAATTTGGTAAGGGTACATGGTGGCAGGCTTTTAATACTGTCACTTATATGACAGACCACATCCTTGGTAGATCCCAAGATACTCGCTTAACTTCAGCTTGGTTTGGTGCTAATCGAAACCGAAAGGCTATGGCCCTTAAAACAGCAATTGATTTTGCACAAGCTGCATAAAAATAACTACTCATCATAGTACCTGATGAGTAGAAAAGTTACACCGTCGCTGGAAACGGCGACGGTGATTTCGTTGAAATCATAATTTCAAATGAGAAATAATGAAAATTATTATGTGCCAAACATAATAAAGAAAAATAAAAAATGACAAAATTATTTTTAATGAGCGATATTCATACTGAATTTGGACCGTATCCTTATACGTTTCCCAAATCAGATATTGCTATTTTAGCTGGTGATATTGTAGTAATTGAACAACTATTGCTAGATAATATCTATCAAGCGCAAGTGGCCGAAATGTTAGATGATCTTGCTAAAACCACGAATCATATTTTAGTGATAGCAGGAAATCATGAATATTATAGATATGGTACCGTTGAGGAAAGTTTAATTGCTTATAGAAAATTTCTAAAATCTGTAAGCAATAAAATTATTTTTTTGGAAAAAGAACATATTACTCTCAATCAAATTACCTTTATTGGGGCAACTTTGTGGACGGATTTTAATAAAGAAGATCCTAGAACAATGATGGCAGTAAGAGATGGATTAAACGACTACCGTTATTCTTTTTCTATAAAAAATAAATCTTACATTACTCCCAAGTTCATTTTAAAACAGCATAAGAAAACTTTACAATATTATAATTCTGTAATTTCAGAATTTAAAAATATTGTGATGATTTCTCATCATGCTCCGACTAAATTAAGTAATCATTCTCGTTATAATAGCGAAAATGATTATTATATAAATGGATCTTATAGTTCTGATTTAACATCTTTCATGCAACCAAATATTAAATACTGGTTTCATGGGCATACTCACGATACTTTTAAGTATGAAATAAATGGCACTCAAGTAAGAAGTAATCCTATGGGATATTTATTTGGGCATCAGAAGTTGATATCAACTTATTGCAGTAAGTTAACTCATAAAAAATTACACGAGAACGAATTTTTTGATTCTAATTTTATTGTGAAAATATAATGTCTAGAATTTAAAATAAAAAAAATATGAAAATAATGGTTGACTATTTTTTAAAATAAGAGTATCATAAGTTTTATAATCGTTCCATGTAAAAAGGAAATTTAACTATGAAAACTTTCAATAAATTTGCGGCTCAAGGTGACTTTGTCATCATGCGCGTAGATTCTTTTCCTGATGGTCTTGAACCTATAATTCCAGAAAACAATCTTTTGATTATTGCTCATAGTGAAACTGGCCATAATCATGTTATGGTTATGGATCATGTCGAAGCTTATAAAAAGAGCGAAACCAAAAATCGTGACCTTTATGAGATTTTTCTTTTAGTTAAAAAGCCCACTGAAATTGTCCATCAACGTTCATTTGATACTCATGAATCAATCATGACGCCGCCTGGCAATTACATTATTAAACGTCAACGGGAATATATTCCCGAGGGCTTTCGTAGGGCTGCGGACTAAGATGAATTATTCTAATAAAATTGAACAAAATAAGAGTAACCTTGGTGCAATAGGTGAAAGGATTGTAAGTAATTATTTAACAAAACAAGGTGGCAAAGTTGAACTTTCTACCAATCTATACGATAGAAATAAAGATTTAACTGTCAATAATGAAAGTGTTGAAGTTAAAACTCAAGTTATTTGGATTAAATTTAATGCGCTTACCATTAGTCCAAAACAGTTATCAAAGTGTCGCTCGGTTAATAAATTATTTTTCGTCACTGTGCCCGCGCCAAATCCAAAACACAAATCCAAATATGACGGTTGTATATTTAGTGTCGATCCTAAAAATTTTATTTATGAAGAAATGGAAACAACAACAGACAAACGAAAGATGTTGTTGATTAGAATTAATCAGAAGGCGGTGGATTTTGTAGAGAAAGTTTCAAATGAAGATTTAAAGGAGCTTAAAAAATATACAACATCCGCTTATTAAAAAGAAAATAAAAAAAATAATATAATGAAGGTTGTGTATTGTGAGGTTATTTAAAGAAAGTTTAAGATGAAGATTAAAGAGCTTACTAAAGAACAGCAAGACCTACTTCCAATTTATCGTGAACGGTGGTCTAAAATAGGCCTTTCTACCGAACCTCTTAATTTCGAAAAGGCCAAACTTGCTGTTTGTCAAGCTTATGAATCGGCGGGCCTTCAAAAGCCTATTAATTTTTATAAGACTAAAAGTCCTGTAGATGCTATTCGGCTGATTAAGAAGTTGTTTCCTGAGTATAAGAGAGATGAAATCTTATCGGGTATGCTTTTTGGCAATCATGATGCAAACTGGCTTAGTTTTTATGAGTACTTTCGTGACGTTTGCAAAATTAAAATTTGTCATAAGCTTGATGGCTTGATTGACTTAGCGCAACATTGTGGTTGGCTGAATGTTTATAAAGACACAGTTGTTTTTCAGGACAGGCCAGAAATCATTAAGATTGACGAACAAAATCGGTTGCATAATGAGATAGGTCCTGCTATTAAATATCGTGATGGCTTCTCGATCTATTCATGGCATGGTATATCCATTCCAAAGGAGTGGATTGAAAATAAAGCCGATCTATCTCCGAAAATGGCCTTAACTTGGAAAAATATCGAGCAGCGCCGAGCCGCTTGTGAAATTGTTGGTTGGTCAAAGATTCTTAATGATCTTGATGCTCATATTATTGATAAAGATGAAGACCCAATGATTGGTGTTCTTATTGAAGTTTTTTTACCTGGTGTAGGTAAAGAGAAGTTTCTTAAGGTTCTTTGTGGTACTGGTCGTGAATTTGCTATTCCAGTTCCTCCAAATATGAAAACTGCGCTTGAAGCAAATGCCTGGACTTACGGCTTGGATAAAGATATCATTCGTCAACTTGAAGTTCGCACTTAAAAAAATAATAAAAAAATAATGGAGTGAAACCATGAATGAAGATTTACTAAGTTGGCCAGATCGATTTTTTGCAAAAAAGTGGGCCCACTATCGATATGTGTATAGCAATAAAATTGTTATTGTAACTGGTGGATTTGATCCACTTCACTCTGGTCACATTGAGTATTTTAATGCAGCAAAGGCGCTGGGCGATAAACTTGTTGTAGGCTTAAACTCTGATGCGTGGTTAACTCGTAAAAGAGGTTTGCCATTTATGCCACTACTTGAACGGTACAAAATTATTAAAGCACTAAAAATAGTAGATTATGTCATTGAGTTTAACGATGATGATAATTCTGCAAGAAATGCAATCAAGATTGTAAGAGAAGCATTTCCAAATGCAAAATTGATTTTTGCAAATGGTGGTGACAGAAATATAAATAATACAGTTGAACAAGATATACAAGATGATAATTTAAAATTTGTATTTGATGTTGGTGGTAATCATAAAATAAACTCTTCTTCTTGGATTCTTAATAATTATGCTCAGAACATTTTACATAAAAGCGAACGGTCACTAAAAGAGGAACAGTTATTAGCAAAGAGTTATGAAAATAAAATTAGGCAATGGGGATATTATAGAGTATTGTATGAAATGCCTACATTAAAAGTAAAAAAATTAGTTGTTAATCCAGGCGCTTCATTAAGTATGCAAAAACACAATTATCGAAATGAATATTGGCATGTTATATCTGGAAGAGGTGTGATGTATGAAGAAATACCTAAAGATATAAAATCATATTTTGATGGTGCACCATACGGCGTATGTACAGATGATCAAGACGATGAAGATAGAATAATAAAAAAAGAATTATATAAAAATAGCTACATAAATATTCCAATTGGTTCTTGGCATAAATTATCAAATCCGTTTGATGAATTGCTTCATATTATTGAAATACAATGGGGGTTAAAATGCATTGAAGAAGATATTGAACGAAAAAACTTTTAAAAAAAATATTTAATTAAAAACTGTTCTTATATAAATATATAAACCATTAAAATAAATACATAAATGTATGTGAAGCTGTTAAAAACAGGGCATTTGTATTAATATTTTAATGTTCTGATAAAAAAAAGGAGAAATACTATGTTTGATTGGCTCAAAACTGTATTTAGTGTTGATTGGGTTAAGGCTCGACTAAGTGAAGTATCATCGCACGAAGGTGCGATTGTTGCTGCTGCTGCGGGCGTGGCTTTATTCACTCCATGGTTTTCAGTCTTAGAAGTTGTCTTGTTTGCCGTATTTGTTTGGGGTCTTTACAAGATTATGAAAGCCGAGTGGTAGCACTAGCAAAATCTTTCGAAAAAAGGAGAATTGTAAATAATTCTCCTTTTTTTATTGATATCATTTACAATATAATGTATAGTAATAGATTATGATGAATAAGAAACTCATAATTTTTATAGGCCTTTTAATTGTACTGTTAGCAATAAATGTTATTTTTTCCATGCACGTTTATAAAACAAAACAGACTTCAGTAGTTAAAACAGTAGAAACAGTAGAAATTAATCCATATGATTTACATTGTTTATCTCAAAACATATATCATGAAGCTCGTGGTCAATCTTACTTAGGTCAATTGGCGGTTGGTTTTGTAACATTAAACAGAGTAAAGGATAGTAGATTTCCATCTACTATTTGTGAAGTTGTTTTTCAAGCAAAGAAAACGCCCAATGGAAAAATAATTAAAAATGAATGTCAATTTAGTTGGTTTTGTGATAGTAAAAGTGACATGATTAATGATGTAAAAACATTTGTTGAAATACACAAAATATCTCACTTGTTGTTAACAAATCCTCCTTTAGATGTAACTCATGGTGCCACATTTTATCATAGCGTTCGTGTCAAACCTTCGTGGGCTAAACAAAAAGATAAAACTGTAAGAATTGATGATCATATATTTTACAAATGGAAAGAGTAATGATAGATTTAAAAACATTTTCGTCACATATAGAAAAAATTGTAAGTGAAAGTGATATATCATATATTAATGCGATTGTGCATTATTGCACAAAACATAATATAGAAATAGAAGCAGTTTCTAAATTAATCACGCCTAAAATTAAAAGCATGATATATGAAGAAGCAAATAGATTAAATCTTCTTAAAGAAAAGAGTAATAATCTACCAGTGTAAGTGACGATTCATTTATTTTTGTAATGAAATTATATGTACTATGACGTAACAGAAGGCTTTGAAGCCTACAAAATATACATTGCTGTGAAACAACACTTCACAACAAGTTACGATTATTTTAAATATAATGGCAAGACAAAATATAAACTCGATTCTTTTTTAAGACGAAAAGATATATTTTTCTTTCGAAAACTTTCAAGAAAGTATAAACACGACGAACTTGTTGCTTACTTTGTAAGCAACTTTGTAAAAAATTCAGAATGGATAGGAAATCTTATTGGAGAAGAAGCAGAACGTAATTATATACAATACAGAAAAAAAGTAGAGTCTCTTAACTATACGTTTAAGAATGACGTATTATTTTTAATAGATTATGCTAATGAGAAACATATAAACATAAACGAGTTGCTACTTATCAAAAATAAAAATCATCCTGTCTTGCTTAAATTATTGATTCAAGATAAAATAACTCTTGAAACAGTGATTATCATGGATGATATTCTTAAGTTTATTTGTTATTGGAATACTAAAATGGATGACTTTGTATGGGAGGGCCAATCTCTACGAATGATGAAATACAAAAAATTTATGAGGTTTAATGTAGAAGAATACAAAAATATTTTAAAGGAGTGCTTAAAACATGTTGACAATATATGATAAGTAAAGTATCATACATAATGTATTAAAGCTGAGTAAGAGCAAAATACATACGTACACAAACGCAATACACATGGAGTATACAAAATGAGCAATACATTCGCAGATTTAAAGAAAACACGCAAATCTTTATTTGATAAGCTTAAGGAAGAGGCTAATAAGGTTGGTAATAGTGGCGGTAAGACTTCGGACAATAGATTTTGGCAACCAACACTTGATAAAGCTGGTAATGGCTTTGCAGTTATTCGATTTCTTCCTTCGCCTAACGGAGAAGACCTTCCATGGGTTAAACTCTTTACTCATGGATTTAATGGCCCGGGTGGTTGGTATATCGAAAACTCTTTAACTACTATCGGCAAGCCGGATCCGGTTGGCGAAATGAATTCTGTACTATGGAATCGTGGCGACGAAGCTGGTAAAGAACAAGCTCGAAAACAAAAGCGCAAGTTAGGTTTTATTTCTAACATTTATATTGTCAGCGATCCTGCAAATCGTAGCAATGAAGGCAAGGTATTTTTATATCGTTACGGTAAGAAAATATATGACAAGATTAGCTATGCGATGCATCCGCCTGAGGAATTCAAGGACGAAACTCCATTTAATCCATTTGATCTATGGGAAGGTGCTAATTTCAAGCTAAAGATTCGTAAAGTTGAGGGTTATAACAATTATGAACTTTCTTCTTTTGAATCAATTACACCTCTTTCAAAAAACGATAGCGAACTTGAAAAAATTTATGGCTGTGTATTTTCACTAAAGGAGTTTATTGATCTAAAGGAATTTAAGCCTTACGAAATTTTAAAAGCTAAGTTAAATAGAGTACTCGGTTCTGCTGCTGTGTCCACAACAGCAGAAGAGCATGATGAAGAAATTCCTCCTCCTAGAGCACGTTCTTCATCTGCTGTTGCCCCAAAGGGAATAGAGTCACAACCTTGGGAAGAATCGTCTGATGACAGTTTAGAATTCTTCAAGAAGCTGGCAGAAGACGATTAAAAGCGCAATGCTTTTAAGAAAAGCGCAATGCTTTTAGGGGAGGTCCACGGGGCCTCCCTTTTTT